TTAGTAAACAACCAGCCGCCTCTGTTCGTACCGTCTTTGGCCATTAGATCACCTCGTTTCCGATATCGGGGGTCAATCCCCCGTTTGAATAGAAAAAAGCGCACACGCGACCCCGGGCCGCTGTCCGCTTTGCATAGCTGTATAGATTTCGACCGCCCCTACCGGCCGCCGTCCGCGAGGCATTTCGCAATCGGATCGGTCTTGCCGGTCTTCTCGAACACCCAAAAGTAGCAGTGGTGCTTCCTCGCGTGCTTCTGATTACGCTTCTGCCAGTCCGCCGTAAGACGGTTCTTTGCAAGAAGCACGAACAGATCCTTGGCGTAAAAACCCTGCCGCACGGCTTCGGTGAAAACAAAGCAATGCGACATATACTGTCTGCCGCCGCTCACCTTGTCCTGACACTTGAAGATCAGGATCCCTTTGTCGGCGAGTATCCTGTGAGCTTCCTTAAGCGCGTTGCGGTAAAATAAAAACAGCTCGCGCTCGGACGAATAAACTCCGAACCGTCTGTTGATGACGTTCCCGCTCTTTCTCGACAGCGAGGCGCCAGTTGTTGCAAGAAAAGGGGGGTCGAAAACCATGCACCGTATGCTTCCGTCAGCGACCGGCAGTTTTCTTGCGTCGCCATATGCGACGCTGCTATCTAAAGGCCGTATGTCAAACCTCAATGCCGGCTTCTCGATTCCAGTTCCTTTATAGAAATTCCCCTTGGAATAGGTACAGTCGAGGTCTATGCGTTTGCCCGGAACATGAAGCTCCAGAATGTTGAGGAGTATCTCGCTTTGGTCGTATGAGACGCTCTTTATCATTGTTATCTGTCGCCCAGATCATGGTGTATCTTCGTGTGACAGCTCTGGCAAAGGGACATAAGATTCGTTTCCCTGTGATCGCCGCCTTTGGAGATCGGCAGGATATGATGAACCTCCTCGACGGGGGTCAGCCTGCCTTCTTCGAGACATTTCTCGCAGAGCGGGTGTTTCGCGGCGTACCTGTCGCGAATGCGTTTCCACGCTCTGCCGTACTTTCTGTTGGAGTCGGAGGCGCGCTCGTATCTGTTGTAATTGGTGCGCTCCCTTTTACCGTGCTCCTCGCAGTAGGGCGAGTCCTCCTCGGCGAACCGGGGACAGCCGCTCACGCCGCAGGGTCTTTTGGGTTTTCTCGGCATATCATTCACCACGCTTTACTTCGACCGTGCAGATGGTGTCGTTCTTAAAGCCGCCGTGCGGCACGAGCAGAATGCGCGTCATATCAAAGCCTCTGCCGATGCCGCAGCCCATGCTGTTCCAACCGAAGCAGAGCGCCTTCCCGCCGGGCTTGATTATCCTCGCCATCTCGTTTTTGACGTCGCTCCAGAAATTGGCTCTGCCATACCATTTGAGTCCCTTGCCGATATTGTCGTAGCACTCGCGCACCTGACGCGGAGAATAGGGCGGGTCGAAAAGCACCCCGTCGACGCTCGCGTCGGCGAACGAACGCAGAAAATCCAAGGCGTCCATATGGCAGTCAGCGCGGCGGTCGGGATTGAGATCGTTCGTTATACTCGCGGGGCTGTTTTCTCCGGCGAACGGATCGACCCATACGCCGTCGGTCATCTCTTCTTCGAGAAGATCCCGTATCGGCGGTATCGTAAACGTCCACTTGTTGGACATAGCCCACTTTCTTTCGATTATCATTGTGAAATTCTCGCTTTCATGGCATACGAAAAGCCCCGCGCTGTTCGCACGAGGCTTAACATGGGTTTCTTCAAATCATCGATTAACTCTATCGTAGCACAAATATCTACTGTCAATGGTAAACATTCGTCGCAGAATCATTCTCTCTGGAGTCGCAAGGAGCCATCACGGTGAATACTCAAACTCCATTGCCGTTATTTTGCCGTTTACCACCGTGATATAAGCCCATACATCATAGCAGAAATTATTATTGTAGTATGCCCCCAGATCTCTCCACGAAAAGACATTTGGGCTTTTACTGTTATCGTAGAGATAATCTATGCAAATGGCATAATCAGTCACCTGAGCCGATTCAGTAAATGGTATGACCGTTTCAGTCATGACATAATAGGTGTTGTCAGATTCTCTGAACACTAAAACTTCACCATTGTATACGCTTCTGGTGTACAAGCAGTATTCTCCATTTTCATATGCAACCCTGTCTACTGTCACATGCCACGATGCAAATACCGGTTCATCTTCATCCATGATGGTTTTGCTTTCAACCAACAATTCACCATGATAATCGTTTTCTATAATCCATTGCGAATCCTTTGGTATACTTAGTGTCAGTACAGCACGGTCTTCACCATTCGCAAAACAATTATTTGCTTCCCAGCTAAACTGACCATGATAAATGCCATCCTCAAGCACTTGCTCATCACCCGGGTTTTCTGTTTCTGTAGTTACTCTTCCGAACCCGTTCATCCATTTATTGTGACTCAATCCATATGATTCGCCATTTCTGCTAACATAATAGACTTTTGCAGCATTAATCAGTCTGTTAGGATCTTTGCTGCCATACTTGGCCTTCGCTAATGTCAATGAATCTTCAATAGACCAGTTTTCCGCAGTATTAAAGCTATAGTGAGAACCTAGTTCATCTATCGCTTTGCGAGTAATCGACCCAGAAGGACCAACAAGGAAAGACTCTGAAATCAAATGCATCATATCAAGATTATAACCACGGTCAATGGTTTCAGAGTTTACGAATACTACTGCAGCGCCTTTTCGGATAAATGCATCAGCCATACTTGTCTCCTTGCCTGATAGGCAGGTGGCAATATAAACAAAAGCATTGTCAAATGCATTATCAGGAAAAGACTTTTCAAAAAACGCAGGACGAAGACCTATGTATTTTCCGTTGTAAACAAATGCAGTTTCTTTGGTCAATGCATATCTTTCCTCTAGCTCGGTATTCCATAGAATGTTTGTGCAAAGAAAATATCCGCTTTTCTTCGTATACCCGCCATGACCGTGCCACAGAATCACACTATAGTTGTTAAGCGACAGTATTCTATCAAGTGTCACTTCACCGTCATCTAAATTTGCGTCATAACCGAAATGCCAATCAGCATCATATGTTTCAAGAGCTGATGCAACGTCATCCAACGCATCCAAATCATGGTCAAGCCCGTTATTATAGGCTATTTCACGATTCTCTCCGTCAAAGGGGGCAAGAGTTATTATTTCCAAATCACCATTGCCCGAATCCATTCCATCTATTTGAGGGCAATAAACATAATCCAATCCTGTCGCAGTCTGCATGTATACGCCGTATTCATCTTTGGAACAGTCAGTAAGCGTTTCTATTGATACTGCTTCTGAGAAAACTGTATTAATAGCATCTTGGGCATTCTCTTCACTGATAGTTCCGTTATTCGATTCTAAACTAGAAACAGTTGCTATCGCTTCCGCTACCGAATGATTAATTTGAATCTTTTCAGCTGAAGAGTTGCTGCCGGTCGTAGGGTTGGGTGTATAATTACTATTCACCGAGTCTACTCGCGGACAAGCTACAGCAGTAAGTAAAATAACAAGAATCAAAATGCTCGAAAGGACTCTTTTCATGATTATCGCCTCCTTAATAACTGAATTATAACACATTAAATGAGTTATTCATAGTGCAAATCAAAACAGCCTTTCTTTCATGGCATACGAAAAGCCCTGGGGACCGCTCCCTCGGGGCTTGTTCAGGTTATTCTCCTACAATGATATTGTACCATATAGGATCGGTGCAAACAACTGAATTGATATGCACTTTTGTGCATTCGTGTGCATACTTTCCGTTTTGCCGCGAAAAAAGTTCATTGCAAGCCTCTTCTTCGCAGTACGTCCTCTGTCGCCGACAGCGCTTTGCCGTGAAGAATATGGAGCCAGCGCAGCCCAAAGTGCATCTCATTACAGATTTCGTCCCATGAAGCGTGGTGCAGATAGCGGTAATGAAGAAGCGTCTGCTGATCGAAATCCTCGACCTCGTCTATAACCTCTCGGCCTTCTTTTTGATAAGGCTGTCGATCTCGGCGTTTATCCACGCTTCCATATCCTGAATTCGCTCCAGCGCCTTGAGAAACGGCGGTTCGATCGCTTTATTCGGGTTGTAGCTCCGCTCAAATCCGGGAGATCCTACGCCTGCGGCCAACGATCTGAGTTCTTCCAGCTCTCTTTTATCGCTCTTTATTCTGACGTCCAGCCTGTATGCCTGACACAGGAACTCTTTTGCCGTCATGTTTTTATCCTCCGAAAAAATGTTTCCCTCGGATCGACTCTGATTGACTTATTTTGGCTTCTCTTGTCAAATATTGGCTTTGACTGCGGCTATAAGGGCGGCCTGCGTCGCGTCCTTTCTTCTTATCGCCGCGAGTATCTGTTCGTCGACGGTGCCGAGTGTGACGATATGCCGCACCACGACGGTTCCGGCTTTCTGTCCCTGTCTCCACAGCCTCGCCGCGGTCTGCTGATACAGCTCAAGCGACCACGTCAGCCCAAACCAGATTAGAGTGCTGCCGCCGCTCTGCAGGTTGAGACCATGACCGGCGGAAGCGGGGGGGATAAGCGCGACGGGCAGCTCGCCTGCGTTCCATCTGCGGATGCTGACCTCCGTATCAAGCCTGGAAAACGGCACATGAAGCCTGTGCAGTCTCCGTTCTATCCGTTCGAGATCGTGTTTGAACCAGTAGGCCACGAGAAGCGGTCTGCCGTTCATGCTCTCGATAATATCCTCGAGAGCGTCGAGCTTGCGTTCGTGGATCTCAAACGTATCGCCGAAATCGGTGTAAACGGCGCCGTTGGCAAGCTGGCAGAGCTTGCCGCAGAGGACTCCGGCATTCGAGGCGGTTACTGTGCCGCCCGTGATGTCAAGTGTGAACTCCTTCTTCATGCGCTCATAGATGAACTCCTCCTGTTCGGACATTACGACAGGGTAGGCTGTGCTTATAAGCTCGGGCATATCGAGGTGCTCCGCCGCCTTCATGGATATGGTGATATCCGAGATGAGCCCGTATATCCGTTCCTCGGCTCCGGGAAGCGGCCTGTAGGAATAGACGACGACGCCGTTCATCTTGTCGGCCGTAAAGAAAGCCGCCCTGTATTTCGATATGAACCGTCCGAGCCTTTTTCCCATATCGAGGAGTTTGTACTCAGCCCACAGATCCATAAGGCCGTTGCCGGCGGGGGTGCCGGTGAGTCCCACTATCCGCTTCACGAAGGGGCGGACCTTCATAAGGGCGCGGAAGCGCAGCGTAGCCGTGGGCACGGAAAAAGAGCGTCTCGAGGCTTTGAAAGCGGAGGCGGATATCTACGTCATAAACCGCGAGAACGTGCAGTGGCTCGTGGAGGACGTGCCCTTCGACTTCGACACGGTCGTGGTGGACGAGCTGTCCTCCTTCAAGAACCATCAGTCGAAGCGCTTCCGCCCTGCCTCGCCACTCGAAGGGGAGCTATCACCAGGACGCGGTGAGCCTTGAAGCTGTCGAACAGCAGGTCGTTCAGCGCAGTCAACGTGATGACCGTTTTGCCCAGGCTCATATCCAGCAGAACGGCCGCCACGGGATGCTCCTCGATATAGCGTATGGCGTATTTCTGATAATCGTGGGGTATGAACTTCATAAGGTATCACCTCCTATCTCACTGATAATTGCGGGGATCTGCTCAACAGCATCAAGCACGTAGGCCTTGAAGTCGAGCCCCCTCAGCGTTTTAAGTCTTGCTTCCTGCAATGGACGCGGCTTCCTTCCGGGAGCTTTCACCTCGACAAAGGCTATCCTGCCCATGGGAAGGAGCACCATGCGGTCGGGCATGCCGTCGAACCCCGGTGAAACGAGCTTCGGCGCGATACCCCCGACAGCCTTGACAGCTTTCACCAGCTTCTGCTCGACGGTTTTCTCCCTTACGGGGGTTTTGTCCGTTTTGTCCTGAATGGTCTTTTTTCTCATGTGTTTTGAAAACCTCCTGTTTTACTGGCTTTTTGGACTTTTGTCCTTTTGTCCCTTTTGTCCCTAAGGCATTTGGGATTAAGCGGATTTACAGATAAATAAATAATAAGTTTTATTTTGTTTATCTATTGTTCGGGACAAAAAGGACAAAAGTATTTTCCGCTTGTTTCATAAGGCTTTTTTATCGTCCCCGCCTTCGGGACAAAACTGTGACAAAAGGACAAAACCCTGAACGCACGGGTTAACGGCGTACCTCGGAAGGGGCGGTCTGCCCGAAGCGGGAGCTCTGTCCGGCAGCCGTTCTACGTACCCGTAATCGTCGAGAAAGTCGAGAACGGGCTGTATTTCCGCCGCGGTCTTAAACGATCTGCAGAAACGCATGGCCGTTCTTCTGTCAAACTCGGCGAGTCTGCGCTCCTTCAGCATGGCGAGTATTCGGCCCGCTTTTCTGAACATTGCGTCCTCCGGCAGAACGGAATACGCCGCCTGAGCGTGGTTCAGGAAATAGCGTCCGAGAAGAATCGCTTTTTCCATTGTCGGGCCGTCTACGACGAGAGGCTCGTCCGCGTCGAGAAACTCGTGGCTGCGATAG